AGCGCCAAGCTGACGGAGGCGAACGCTAGAGAGATCAAGCGCTCGACCGCGCACCCGGCTGAGCTGGCGGCTAAATTTGGCGTTTCACGCGCGGCGGTGTACATGGTTCGGCAAGGTAAAACATGGGCGCACATTCGATGAGCCGATCCCGAGAAGCCCGCACGCGCGGCCCGGACCTCGATGCGCCGCTGAACCGCGCATCGACAAAGCGAAAGCGCGCACGCGGCGCAGGGTATACCTGCAACCGTGGGCGTCCGACCGACTACACGGACGAGCTGCTGCGCGCGATCAAGCTGATGCTGCAGGGCGGCGCCACGGGGCCGGAGATCGCTTTTGCGCTTGACGTGCCAATGTCCACGGTCAGCCTGTGGATGACCCAACACCCTGAATTAATGGAAGCATTCAAGCGCGGCAGAGAGCAGGTCGACGATCGTGTCGAGGCCTCGCTCTACCAGCGCGCGATCGGCTACAGCTATCCGGCGGAGAAGGTCTTCGCCAACGGCACGCGGATGACGGTGATCGAACACGTACCGCCCGATCCGGGCGCCGCGGCCAAGTGGCTGTCGAACCGCCGCCGCAGTGCGTGGTCGGACAAGCTCGACGTGAACCTGCAGGCTGACGTGAAGACGACCGGCGAGGTCAATTTCCGCGAGCTGGCCATGCAGGTGCTGTCGCTGATGCAACAGGCAGGGAAGGCTCCGGGCGATGCAGGGGAGTGACACCTACGAGGCGCTGAAGGGGCCAGCGTTCCCGGGCCAGATACGCCGGCGCGCGTGGCGCTGGCTGATCCGCCCCGTGTCGGCCTACGACACCATGTGGGTGCAGCGGGCGAAGGAGTACTGGCTGCGGCAGGAGCGGCGCTTCGGGCTCGAGTTCGACGTCTTCACCATGGCGCTGGAGCCGGAGAGCGGCGCCGTTGTCACCTATGCTCGGGTCAAGCGCGTTCTGCCGGGCCGCCGCGTGCCGCAGCGCCAGCACGAGGCGCCGCAGGCCTACCAATGACTGCTGCCGCCCAGCTGCCGACGCTCGAGGCGCCGCAGGCCTACCAATGACTGCTGCCGCCCAGCTGCCGACGCTCGAGGCGCTGGAAGCGCTCCTCCGCTCGATGCCTGCCAAGGCTATCGACGAGCTGAAGGAGAAGCTGAAGCCCGTCGCCAAGGTGTGGACGCCCCAGCCCGGACCGCAGACCGAGGCCTACTTCACCGAGGCCGATGAAACGCTGTACGGGGGCTCGGCCGGCGGCGGCAAGACCGACCTGCTCATCGGGCTGGCGACCACGGCGCACCAGCGCAGCCTGATCTTCCGATCCCAGTCGAAGGACCTTGACGGTCTTTGGGAGCGGCTGCTTGAGGTCGCGGCGCCGATCGCCGTGTCGAACGACAGCAACAAGAAGAAGCTGCGCACGGCAGACGTCCGCCTGATTGAGGGTGGCCATCTGGAGAAGCCCGGCTCCGAGCGCGCATGGATGGGCCGACCGCACGACCTCATCGGCTTCGACGAGGCGGCGCAGCTCGACGAGCTGAAGGTCGAGTTCGTCATCCGTTGGCTACGCTCGACCGACCCGAAGCAGCGCAAGCGGATCGTGTTCGCCACGAACCCGCCGATGCCGGAAATCAGGGACGGCGTCATGGTCGACACCGGCGTCGGCGACTGGCTGCTGCGCTGGTTCGCGCCGTGGCTCGATCCGCTGTTCCCCATCCCGGCCGCGTCCGGCGAGCTGCGCTGGTGCTACATGATCGCCGAGGGCGACAGGCTTGTGACGATCTGGGTCGACGGGCCCGGCTGCTACGACCTAGCGACGGGCGAGCTGGTCGAAGGGGCGACGCAGGACGATATCGACAACGGCGTCGTCACCGCGGCCCGATCGCGCACCTTCATCAAGTCGCTGCTGAAGGACAACATCTTCCTGAAGGGGACGGGATACGCCGAGAAGCTGTCCGGCACGGCCGAGCCGCTGCGCTCGATGCTGCTGCTCGGCGACTTCACCGTGCGCGGTGAAGACCATCCGTATCAGGTGATCCCGACGCAGTGGGTGCTGCTGGCTCAGCAGCGCTGGGCCGAGCGTCGCGCGGAGTTCGAACACCGCAAGCGGATCGGCGAGCCGCTGCCGCAGCAGCTCGTGCGCTTCGCGGACATCGCGCAGGGCGGCATGGACACGACCCTCATCGCCGACCTGTACACCGAGGACTATTTCGGCGAGCTGCTGGCAAAACCCGGCAGCGCGACGCCGGACGGACCGGCTGTCGCTGCGCTGATCCTCGCCGGCCGGCGCGACAACTCGGTCGTCGGGCTGGACGGAACCGGTGGCTGGGCCGGCGACACGATGCGGACGCTGAAGTCGCACCACAACATCGATTGCGAGCTGGTCGTGTCGTCGCACGGTTCGAACGGGCGGACACCCGATCTGCGCTTCAAGTACGCCAACGTCCGCACCGAAATGTGGTGGGAGTTCCGCGAGGCGCTGAACCCGGACAGCCTGTTCCTGATCGCGCTGCCACCGAGCACGAGGTTGCGAGCGCAGCTGTGCGCTCCGCACTGGAAGCCGCAGGGCAAGCTCATGTACATCGAGAGCAAGGACGACCTGCGCGCCCGGCTGGGGTCGTCGACAGACGAAGCGGATGGCGTCATCGGTGCGTGGCATCTTCGCGATCTAGCCCTCACCCGACCGGGGCAGCGCCGGCGCCGCGGCGGCGTGATGGATTTCGTCGAGCGCCTGAACGGCCGCGACCCGGAGGCCGTGCTCGGGCAGCCTGTCGAGTTGGACGACCCGCTGAGGGGGTGGTAGCCGTGAGCGATCTGGTGACGGTATTCTGCATCGTGGCGGCGTTGGGTATCGCCGTGATGATGCTCTACGAGGACGGAGAGAACTGATGGACGCGTGGGTGCTTATCCTGACGCTGGTGATCGGCGGGCTGGCCGGCGGAGCGGTTGTCGGCATCGTGACCTATGTGGCGCTGTCGAGCGCGGTCGCCGATGCCATCGCGAGGGCCATGCGCTGGTGATCCAGATCGCGCCGGCCACGCTGCGCGATGTCAGCTTCGTGCTGGCGAACCTGCGCCCGATGGACGACATCGAGCTGCGGTGCCAGCTGCCGGACGGCGCGCGAATGCACGAGGTTGCCTATGGGCTGCTCATGGCCGGCGACGCTTTCACCGCGCTCGACGACGGGCAGCCTATTGCGGTGTTCGGCACGAACTTCATGACGCCCGGGTGCCGCGGCGTCTGGGCGCTCGGTACGAGGCGCGCCCGGCGCGCCATCCCGGCGGTAACGCGGTTCATGACCGGAGAGTATGCCGACGAGCTAAAGGCATCCGGCGTGCATACGCTGGAGGCGCGATCGCACGCTGCCCACGAAGCAGCTCACCGCTGGATGCACTCCACAGGTGCAGTGCGAGTAGACCCTTGTTTTCCTTATGGAAAGAACGGCGAGCTGTTCTACGTTTTTCGCTGGACACGCGACGCGTTTCTGCGCAGAACGTAGCCGTGGCCAACCCCGAGGCATCCCCATGATCGGCCTTATCGCCGCCCTCGCCTATGCCCTTGCCGCGTTCGCCGCTCTGCTCGTTGCCGCTATCCTCTCCGGCAGCGCAGCAGCAGCGGTCTGCGTCGGGCTCAGTGCGGGGGCGGCGTATGCCTTCCAGATCATCGAGGAGGAGCGGGTGACGCCGCACACTCCGCCGGCGCAGATGGCAATGTGGGCCCTGTCCGTCATTTCCTACCTTGGCGGCGTCGCCGCCGTGCTCTTCTGGTGACCAGCGCCATGTGCTTCAAGACCCCGAAACCGCCCGCAGTTCGCTCCGCCCCGCAGAAGGACGTCAACGCGTCGCTCGTGCAGGACAGCATCCGCCGAGCCTCGATGCAGCAGGGTGTCTACGGCAACATCAACACGAGCCCGCTCGGCGACAGCGAATACGGCTCGAACGCGCGCAAGCTGGCGAAGCTGGGCGGCCGATGATCGTCAAGGACCTGATCGACGAGTGGACCGGGCTCTCGAACGACCGACTGCCGTGGGAGAAGTACTGGCGCAACATCGCCAACTACGTCCTGCCGCAGACCGAGGGCTTCGACCGTCTGCTGTCGAACAACGCCGACGCGGCCGTGGCCAGCGTCGTCGGCACGCCGGTGTCAGCCGACAAGTCGAAAGACCTCTACGACATGACGTCGCTGTGGGGCATCGAACGGCTGACCGCCGGCCTCCTGTCGCTGAAGACGCCCGAGACCGATACGTGGCACACGCTCAGCCTCGACAGCCTGTTCGGTGAGGAGCCCAGCTACGAAGAGAAGGCGTCGCTCGAGCGCCTGACCAACTACCTCTTCGCCTTGCGCTCGAACCCGAAGTCGAATTTCTGGGGCGCGCACCGGGCGGCGCTGAAGTCCATGTGCGCCTTCGGCGACGGCTTCATGTTCATCGAACAGATCGACGGCGCCGGCGCTCGTCAGCCGTACCGCTACGAGTACGCGCCGATCATCGAATGCTATCCGTCCGTCGGGCCGGACGGGCGGCTCAATCGCATGTTCCGCGTGTTCCGCTGGTCGGCGCTGCAGGTGGCGACGAAGTGGCAGAATATGCCGAACGCGACGTTGCCGCAGCGCATCATCGAGATGGCGAACGACCCGCAGAAGAAGTACCAGACGGTCCGCGTCCTGCACGCCGTGAAACCGCGCGACGACATGCAGCGGAACAAGTTCGGC